CAGCTACATTTACTTAAGCGTGGATTCACGCTTGAGAAAATTGACTGGAGTGAAACCGGTGAACCGGTTATCACTACAGAGACAGGGAGGGAAGGCGCACCGCCTTCCTACTCTGCTTCGCTTTCCTCCTTTTTAAAGGAGTCAAGCGAACATATGAGGTTAGTGTCCGAGAACGCGGACCTCATAGATGACGAGTTCGACCATTCAGGATCGGAAACGTCAGATGTTGAAGCACTGCTCGAGAGTAGTGATGCAACAATGATCCGGAAAAGAAAGAAACTTTCTCACCGGATCAAGTACGAAGATCCATGGAAAATCCATGCGGCCTCCGCACTCGCAAACCTCATGGACCAAGCCGGTCCAGAGATTGTCGTATGGTCTGGCGACGGTATCCGTCTCCAAGACCCGCTCCCACCGAGGGCCTTAGGCCCAGAGTGGGATGGATCTAAGCGAAACAAAATTCGTTTCGCGAAGATCTCGAACAACAACGTTAAACTTAACGTTGTTTATCGACACACTCACTGGGGGAGAAGACTCCGCCGTGAATGTTCCGATCCCAGTTCCCTAATAGGGCACTGGGCTCGTACTCTCAGGGCCCGGATAAACCGGTTCCTGAGTGGTGGACCCGATCCCATCTGGACTTCAGATGAGAAACGGATCTTGTCGCGGGGCGAGTGGAAAACTCGCGATCGCGGCTCGCGGTCTTTAAGACTAATCGAAGTCTTAAAAACCGTTGACGGGATTTTTACACAGAGATATCTGGCAAATCCCGCCGAAGTGTGGAACTGGGATCGTTACGACCTGTTCACACTCGGAAACTTATCCCTTTTACTTGGGGATGAGTTTCTCGATGGTGAGTTGCCCCTAGAGGCGATCACCATCCGAACTTCCTACTCCACACTTAAGTGGAGTAGAAAGTGGTTCAAGCAGGCTTCTCATAGAGAACTGCTTGAATATGAGAACACTCCACCAGAAGCTGGACAGGAGTGGTCTCGGCAATTCTGGAGAACTTGGAAAGTCCTCTCGAAAGCCTCGGGATACGAACGCATGTTGATAATAGGCGTTCTATCTCAGACTAGAGGTTGTGGTACACCACCTCCTCTGGTCGTTCTTCAGTCGAAACGGAAATTTATTGAAACCGTTTCACTGGAGCCTCCTAAGGAATCCGGAACTGTCCGGACCCTTAGGAGATTGGCTATTGAGGAGGTTATCAAGAACCTCCCCATAGTCGCTGTAACTGGCCTTTCGACTAAGTCGAGAGTGACAGTTACATCCGCCGCTTGTTGGGAAAAGACCCGACGAGAAGGCGGAACTACTGAGCAGATCAAAGAAATGATCGGCTTAGTAGACCCAATGTACCAAGTCCCGATTCGGGACTTAGACACTGGAAGTGTCGAATCTTGGAAATTCCAAGATGAATTCGACACTATTGGAGAACTTATATTCTGGGTCTCACTAGACCGAGTTCTCCATACACCACCTGTGGAGCTTTTGAAAGCTTTTCTCACAGTGGTGAAGGAGCCTGATAAGGCAAGAAGCGTTACCAAGGCCCGTGCTTGCTTAAAGATCGTGCTCGATCTCGTAAGCAAGCTATGCTCCGAACCCCTAGCAAAAGGGATCCGAAGCAGCCAATCGGGTATGAGTGCCTCAAACCACGGTTGGAACTTCTTCAATTCATTTTCGAATGAAATTGAAAGAGCAGAAGTGTTCTCCCTATTAAATAGGGAGGAAACTCCGTTCGAAGGCTATGTCGAGAGGACAGACACCTTCGAAGACCTCTTTGTAAGCTCAACTGATTACAAAGAGGCAACGGATCAACTGGAACACCAAGTGGCCAGAGATCTGGGTATTCCTTGGATGCAAAAGTGTGGCATTCCAAGGATACTTCAAGGTATCGTAGTAAAGACTTGCTACGAACCTCGAGAGATCTACTTTAAGGCTACTGGCCTTTTAGCAGATCTTGGTGAAGTTGTGGATGGTGACATCCACAAAATCATCCTTCGCCGCGGGGTCCTTATGGGGGACCCGTTGACGAAACCGGTCCTACACCTTATCAACGTGTGTGACCGGCTCCTGCAGAAGCGGATGTTAAGTCCCGACTTCTACGGCCGTCTCGATAATTTCAACGAAATTAAAGAGACTCTTCTACATGTTAAGAATAAACTTAACCGGTAGAATCTGTTACCCTAGACGATTTAAGACGTCCCCGGGTGGCAACGTATAGCCCCTAACTGGGGAGCATTTACG